GGCAAACATCCGCAAACAGCGTATTAAAAAGGGGAGGTCAAATGCGCAGCGCTAAACTGCCGAGAGAAGTGCATGTTGTAGCTGGAACGGCGCATCGAGCGCGCAACATCGGCGTTGCTCTGCCGGAAAAGATTAAGGCGCGCATACCTTTTGCGGAGTGGGCAGACAACGCAGAGGCGTTTACGCGCGAGCAGTTCATTCGAGAAACTTCAGAGTATCTACACTTGGTATATGGCATCGGTACAGAGCAGGACCGGCACATCCTTATGATGCTCGCAGACCAACTGCAGATCTACATTGACGCAAGGCGCGAATATCAAAAGCACCCGCTAGTCGTCAAAATCAACGCAGGGAAAACACACGCGCCAAACCCTTACATCGCGATCGCAAACAAAGCAATGGACAACTGCATTCGGCTTATGGGCGAGCTTGGACTTACACCGAAGTCGCGCTTAAGCGCAGACAAGGTCGAGGAAGACTCGCCCTACGCAGAGCTGCTCAAAGGTTACAGGCGCGCATGAAGTGGAAAGATGGCGTTGTGTACGCAAACGCTGTCGCAAAGGGCAACATCAACGTTTGCCGCAACGTCACGCTTGCCTGTCAGCGCTTTCTCAATGCGCTTGAAAATAAAAACTGGGAGTGGCAGTTTGACCCAAAAGCGGTACAACATGTTCTAGATTTTGCGGGACTGATGTTGCATGTGAAAGGCCCGTGGGCTAATAGCAGGGTCGAGCTGCAGCCGTTCCAGATTCTGATTATTTGCGCGATCTATGGCTTTTGGCACAAGCGTCAGAAGATTCGGCGCATGACGCAAGACGTCATTGTTTTTGTTCCAAGAAAAGCTGGTAAGTCGACGCTCATAGCAATACTCGCCATCTATGAGTTGATGTTTGGCGAGGCTGGCAGCGAAGTTTTAACGCTCGCAACTAACCGCGAGCAGGCAAGCATTGTTTTCCAAGCAGCCTCAGGCTTAATTGACACGTTGCCTGCAAGCGTGCGTAAGAAGTACAACTGCGGCAAGCATCAAATCACCAAGGTCGGCGACACACAGAGTGTCTTTCGCGCGTTAAGTCGCGACACCAAGAAGTCAGGAGACGGGTTCAACCCGAGCTGCGCAATTGTCGACGAGGCTGCGCAGATTCTTGACCGCAACGCGATTGAGGTGATTCACTCAGGCATGGTCGCGCGTGTCAACCCGCTGCGCATCTACATAAGCACGGCGTCTTTTACCAAAGACACCAAGTTTTATGAAGACTTGCAAATGCTTGAAAACATCCTCAACGGGCATGCGCCAGACAATCCGCGCTGGTTCGGTTTGCTTTACAGTTTAGACGCTGCAGACGACTGGCGAGAGCCGGAAAGTTGGCGCAAGGCTAATCCTATGCATGGCGTCAGCGTTTTTGATGACGCGGTCGCAAAGCGCGCAGAAGAGGCGAAAGCAAAACCCGCAGCGCTGAACGAATTCTTATGCAAGACGCTTAACGTTTGGGTGTCTGCAAGCAGCGCCTGGCTTGACCGAGAGCACTGGGACAAATCAATCGGCGTAAGCGACCGCATACCCGAGCGTGTCTTTGTCGGTTTTGATCTTGCCGCAACGCGCGATCTTAACGCTGTGTGTACGTTAAAGCGTTTTTCCGAGCTGGATTTCGAGGTGCACTGGCAATTCTTCTTACCAGAGTCTGCGCTCAACTACATTCCAACGCACTATAAAGACATTTTCCAACTAGCAATGGCAAGCGGCATACTTAGAACGACCGAAGGCAACGTCATGGACGACCGTGAAATTGCCTCTTATATTGTTGAGGAATGGCAGCGCTATGACGTTGCGGAGGTCGGATATGATGCATATAATGCTGCAAGCTTAGTCGCGCGATTGCACGATCAGGGCGTACCTATGAAGCGTGTCGGTCAGGGCATGGCTGTTTTGTCAAACCCAACCAAGCATGTGGAAAAGCTCATACTAAGTCACAGAATAAAACACGACGGCAATCCGTTTGTGGGCTGGCAGTTGTCAAATTGCGAAGTTTATGAGAGCATTGAGGGAAACATTAAAATAAGAAAAAACGAAACGGACAAGGCAGCGAAAGTTGACGGCATAGTTGCAATGATCATTGCAATGCATTGCGCGCTTGACAACCCAGCCGTAAACGATTCATGGGGTTTTAGAACGTTTTAAGGACTGCACATGGCAATCCGCGACTGGTTTAGAGCTAAAAAACGACAAAACGAAGCCAATACGCTGTTTAGCAACAGCCTTTTAGGCAATGCTGTATTAGGGCGCAAGGCCCACCAACAGATCCTATATGTCACAACAGCATCGTCGACGACCGCAGGGCGTTCTGTCTCAATGGAGACGCTTGCGCGCAACAGCACGGTTTCGGCTTGCGTTGCAGTCAAAGCTCGGGCACTTGCGCAACTACCGATTCGACTTATGTGCGAAGACGCAAAAGGAAGGCGTTATGACGCACTGACTTACCCTGACGTTGCAGAACGCGAGCGCGACAAGGCGAGGTCCGTCATGCGCTTGCTGAGCAAACCCAACAATTTCCAGTCAGGGTATGAATTTTGGTATCAGTGGCTCATGTGGCACGAGCTTGCAGGCGAGGCGTTTGTTGTATTTTGGAGACGCGAGCAACAAAGCACGACGCAAACGCCAATTGAGATGTATGTGCTTGATTCATCACTTATCACTGCCCGCATCACGCAAACGCGCTACCCGCAGTATGTTTTAAGCACGGATTCTTATGGATTTAATCGCGATCAACCGCTGCAGGCGCATCAGGTGATGCACTGCAAAGAATCGGCTTGGCAAGGTATGGCGGGCTGGAACCGGGCAATTTTTGCGGCTGAGCTTGTTGCGCTGGATCAGGACATTGACATTTACTCAAATTATGTGATGACCAACGGCGCAAAACCCTCCGGCATGTTTACGACAGAGCAGGTCATTTCTGACCTTAAATTCAAAGAGATTGCCGGTCGGCTCAAAGAAGCTTGGGCCAATATGCTTGGCGGCAACGCTTCAGATCCGTCTCGGCCGGGTCAGTCTATGTTGCTAGATCAAGGCATGCGCTACGAAGCCATTAAGATGTTGACGCTGCAGGACGCTGATGCAGCAAAGCTTAAAGAGCAAACGATGAAGCGCTTGTGCGGACTTTTTGGCGTTCCTGCGCAGATGGTGGGCGTTGGCGAAGGCAAATATAACAACACCCAGACTATGCTGGATGAGTTTTATAAAGGCACAATGTCGCCCCTGTTGACAAATATCTCCCAGAAGTTAAAATTGTCGCTGCTTGAAGGATTCCCAGGTTTGCACGTTGAGTTTCAGACCGATCAGTTCCTAAAGGGCAGTCCGCCAGATCAGATGAACTATTGCGTTGCTGGAGTAAAAGCTGGCATCATGACGCCTAACGAGGCGCGTGTTTATCTCGGCTATGCAATGCGCGAAGACGGCAACGCCCTGGTAGCAGACACAACACAACAAGATGACATCCCGGGGTCTAGTCCACAAGACACTGGAGGCGGCGGCAACCTAAGAGTGATTGGTCGCACAGGCAGAGCAGGCAGCGCATGAAGTCACTAAAAGACATCTTGCTTAGGTTGTTGACACAAGCGCACAAGAGAAAACCGCCGCCTAAACTGTGCGACGGGAAGCAACAAGAGAAACAGCGTATTGATGAACGCGCGCATTAGTGTAGTTATTGGGCCTCCTTGTGCTGGCAAAAGCACCTATGTAAAAAAAGTTAGATTGCCAGGAGAAGTTGTAGTTGATTATGATGAGATTGCAAGAGCTTTGGGGTCTGTTGTGCCCCATCAGTGTACCGGCGGGGTTAGAGAGGTTGCGTTTGCTGTGCGCGATGCGGCAATTCGCAGGGTTTTGCAGGGACTGAAATTTAAGGCATATATAATCCATACTGCCCCAAGGCAAGCAAGCGTAATGCTGTATAAACACAAAAAGGCGGAATTTATTCTAATTGATCCAGGTATGGACGTCTGCCTTGAGCGAGCAAAAGAGCGCGAAAGGGAAACTGCAGAAATTATCCGTAAGTGGTATGCAAGCCCACCAGCAGTAATAGCGGAAATGAATTTGACAGCGACAGATAGTTCTCAGGCTAAGATACAATCGACGCAAAAAGTTCACGAAACGTTGCAGAGCGCATTGTTTAAATGTATCTGAGGAACTTATGAAACACGTTAAATTCGTAACTGAGGCCCAGGTTGTGCTCGGTCGCAGCGCGGATGAGCAGCGCAAAGGTGCAATTGAGGCAATGGTTACCTCATGGGGGCCACGCGAGGGCATGGACGGTCGGCGGTTTTTTTATACGCCAGCGCCTTTTGAGGCATGGCACGAGACATTTAAGCAGCGTGGCAGGCCGCTGCCCATGTATTACCAGCACAATGATACAAGTCTGCCGGTGGGAGAGTGGACAGAATTTCATTTCACGGATGAGGGTATGCTCGGCAAGGGCAACCTGTACATGTCGACCACTGCAGGCGCAGATCTGTATGCTATTATGAAAGAGTCGCCGCGCATGATCGGCGGCGTGTCTGTTGGTGCGTATGCCGACGAGTTTCAGATGGTGGATGAAGACGGCGAGAATGTTGGCGATAGTGACGACGACATGGATGGCTACTTTCAGATCCTGAAAGGCGGCCTGCAGGAGGTGTCGATTGTCATGCAACCCAACAATTCGCAAGCGCAAATTTCTAAATTGGAGTTGATTAAACCAGAAATATACTGTCGAACTTTTGAGAAAAGCCTGCGGGACGCTGGCTATTCTCGACGCAGTGCGCAAGCGGCTACTGCGTTGCTGAAGTCTATGGTGGAGCAATTCGACGCTCAGAAACCAAAGACTGAGAAACCTACCGACGTGAGGGATTCCGAAGGTCAGGCGTTGTTGGAGCTACTCACCGCAAGGGAAGTGGCAAAACATCTGTCAACCCGTTTAAAGGATTCTCAAAATGTTGGATCAAGTCATCAGCAAGCTCGATGCAATTGAGGCACAAACAAACGAGCGCGTTAGCGCTGAAACCGCAGCAGTTAAAACCTATGTGCAGCAATTGCTTGATAACGTTCAGGCAAGTGTCGCAGAAAAGGTCGGACAGCTAGAGTCAAAAGTTGCGTCAATCGGCCCAGTGCCGATCAAGATTGCGCGCACGGTAAAGGCAGATGTCAACCGTCGTGCGCTTGAGGGTCTGCGGCAGTTTGTTAAGCGCGATCGCGCAATTGAGCAAGAACTCAGGCTCTTTGTCGACGAGGCAGAAGCTGCAGCGTACATGCGCGAGGCTTCCGCGCTGACATCGGACGGCTTTAACGTTGGCGGTCGTACAGGTTATGACCCTGTGTTTGCTGCGCTGCGACTTGGCAACCCTTTGCGCGGCGTTTGCCGAACCGTCACAACCGATTCAAGCGCGTATCAGTTTAGGATTAAGTCCGGCGACGCGGGCGCAACTTTTGGATACGCCATTCAAAATAACGGCGCAGCGACAACAGTAGCAACAGCAATCTGGCAGCTTCAACTCAAAGACCTTAACTGCCAGTTCCCGA